AAAAACAAAAGCCTTGTAGTCGGGTTCTAATTCATATATAATTCCAAAATCAATTACGCCAATTTTATGTGGGTATTTTTCATCTTTGTCGTCTTTGATGAATAATATATTTCCGCTATGTAAGTCTCCGTGGGTCGCCCCGTGTACAATGGTCGTTACAAACCCGAATTTCAACACTTGTTTGGCAAATGGTTCATAGTCGTCTTCAGCAATCTCGTTTATTTTTATACCATCAATGTATTCCATCAATATGATATTAGGGTATTTTTCGGTGACTTCTTGGTAAACCATCGGTATTTTAACATATTTTAAATTTTTACAATTCGTTTTTATTTTGTTTATATTTGCAACTTCTTCGCTGAAATCAGTTTGACGCCTAATAATATCAATATTTCTATTTATTACGGGCGCTAGTTGATATTTATGTACTAGAGGAATGAACGATAATAAATACAGAAAGGTCTCTAAATTGCCTATGGCATCATTCAATTTCGCGTCTATATTTCTTCTTTTCATTTTAATAATTACGGGAGTATTTGTTTCCTTTTGATATCCTTTGAAAACCAATGAAATCATTCCGGCATTGACAGGGATTTCATAGCCTTCAGGCAATACAATATTATTAGCACTACACATATGTAGTAGGTCTTCATAAATTATATCCGAATTGCTCCACGGTGCATTGTCAGTGAATTTCAATAATTCGTTATTTGTTTTATCATCAATAAGGCTATTGTTTGAAGCAATGGCCTGAAATACTTTTACGTACAATATATTAATAGAAGCTAAACGTCTTGTGATGTGGTCAATAAAAGACGAATAATCGCGAAAAACTCCGTACAATATCACTTCCGAAGAAATAATCCAAAATGCGTTTATAAAAACTGTTATTTCTCTTATAATTCTGCTTATACTATAGGGTTGTTTCATTAGATAGAGTGAATATATATTATACTCTCACGTTTTCTATAAATTGTTTTACACGTTTAAATATTTTGTTTAAAATCAGACCGACTAATTTGTCGGCAAAGGGGGGTATATTCATTGATTGGTCAAATAATATGGTGAAGGAAAAATCAATTTTATGAGGAGTAATAATATTGCAATTACACGTTAAATCGTCAACCACCATTAATTCTGCTTCCGGAGGGATACCGTCAGGCCGATAGCCTTGAATAGACTGGGCCTTGAATACAATTCTCTCGTGTTGCTCCATAATTTTCTTCACGTGAATAACCGAGTATTTCTGCGGTAAACCCAAATCTTCAAAAAGGTGTTTCATTAACAGAGACACAATAACTTCATTAGTGTTGAGTGTTTCCATAGTTACTTTTTCGTATACATCGCCATTTAAATCATAAATGAGTTTAATTAAATTGAAATCGACGACTTTTGATAATACTATATTATTATTCTCCATAACAAAATTCATTTTATAATTATTTTTACCTATACGTGAAAAAATAAACCCGTCTTTATTGAATAATATGTTTTCTAACGGAAAGGGTTTATTGCCTAAATCCATTTATTATATGAGTGAATAATAAATTGATTGGTTTTAACGATAACATTCAACCTTTTTACCTTTTCCATTATATACCCATATTTCGTATTCATAACCTAACGCTTTACCCGCGTTTTGTTTAATAAATATATTGTCTTTTTTAATGCCTAATGTAAGTGTATATGTAGATTTGCATTCAATACATTTATTTTTACTTGGAATAAAGAAATCTACATAATGTTTATGCAGTTTGTTGTTTTCATCAAGATATTCAATGTTTGGAACATTCATACAACCCGAAATTATATCTGTTTCATTTAAAGTTTCTAATAATTCGTCCCATACATAATTTTCATAACCTTGATAATTTACGGTTTTTCCTGACGGTAATAAATATTGATGTGTCTTAAAAGAATTATCGAAACATTTTTGGGCAATTTCAGGAACTTGCATAAAATATGGTACTCCATGTTTAGAAATACAATCATTTTTTATTTTATTTCGTATTTCTTCACTTTGCAACGCGTGTTCAACTCCCAAATTATTCATCATTGTTTCTTTTTGTTTTTTTAGAATTTCTTCACTTTGTGATGGATTTTTTACGCCATAATTTTTGAAACAGGTTTCTTCTTTTTTCTCTTTAATTTCTTCGTTTTGAGAAACATTTTCTACATGCCAATTTAACAAATTTGTCTTTTTAACTTTTTCACGCACTGCTTCACTTTGTGTTGGAAATTCTACGCCCAAATTTAATAAATTTGTATTTTTAAATTTTTCTAGAATTTCTTTATTTTGCAACGCATGTTTAACTCCATGATTTTTAAAGGTTGTTTCTTGTATTTTTGCTATAATTTCTTTGCTGTGTGATGGATTTTCAACACCACGGTTTTTAAAACACGTTTCTTTTTTTTTATTTTTAATTTCTTGTAACTGTGAATTGTGTGATACTTTATATCTAGTGTATGTTGTTTGTTTTATTTTTTCTTGACGTAGTTTTTCTGTACAAATTTTACAATAACTGCCAGTTTGTTGAATTTGCCTAAAATTTTTTTCACAAATATAATTGCAATTTTCTGTCAAACAACTTGCTTTAATAATTGTATCCCTATTTAATTTTTTTTTGGAATAATCTTCCATTAAATAAATACCATTTTCTTTACAATGTTGCTGTAAATAATTATAATCATACCTAATTGGTTTAGTTTTAATCATATTATTATTTCTATATTAATATTAGTAAAATTTAAAATCAATTTTAAAATTTTATTTTAATGCTTTCCTATACATATCTAACGCTAATTTTTTTTGCTCGTCATAATCTAAAATAGGCTTTCCATATCCAGTGTCTTTATAGTTATCCCATTCTTTATACCAAGTATGTATCACCTTAGCAGGTACGTCTCGTAATTGCGGCAACCATTTTTTTATATACACTGCATCCGGGTCGTGTTCAACGCTCTGTGACCAGGGATTGAATATTTTGAAATATTCTTGAGAACTAGCGCCGTTTCCCGTAACCCACATCCAATTGTTAAGATTATTTGTGACGTTATAGTCTGTTAAATTATTTGCAAAATATTTCTCTCCTTTTTTATAATTAATTAACATTGTTTTCACTAAAAAGGATGCCACGATTAATCGTCCACGACCGTGTAAAAAACCAGTAGTATTTAATTCTTGCATACAAGCATCTACTATTGGAAAATTTGTTTGGCCGTCACACCATTTCTTAAACCATCCTTCATTATGGTTCCATTTTATGTTATCATATTTGGGGTTTAATGATTTATGTATTATTTTAGGATAATTATACAAAACATTTGCATAAAAAGAACCCCAATATAATTGTCTAATAAATTCTGTATTTGATTTGAAAGAATAATAAATTTTTCGTATTGAAAGACAACCAAAGTTTATATATGAACTTAGACGACTAGTAGGTTTATCTAAATCGTTATGTGTTTTTGCATAATGAGATTGTGTTTTTATTGCAGTTTTTAATGCCTTCAAAGCATTTTCACTACCCCCGTGTACCAATATGTCGGCATTTTCTTTACCAACAAATTTTTTCATTGCCTGTTCCAATGTGATTTTATTTGGAAACTGTGCACTACTTTTCGACAAATGAAGTTTCCTTGGTCCTGCAGGCGATTCTACCTTTAATTTCTTAGCCTTTTCGTAGTAAGGTGTAAATTTTAAATATGGTGTACCTCCTCCAGTGACAATCGTGCCTGGCGGATGTAAATAATAATCGTGGTCATACATTAATTGTGTTTCCATCTTTTCGCACAACTGGGCAATTTTAAAGTCTCTCTCTCTAGCGTAAGGAGTAATGTCTAAATTAAAACAAACCACATCAATATTCCACGATTTAATGCAATTCGCAATCACTGCATCATTGTGACCATAAAAAGTGTACAATTGTCCGCCCATTTTACTAATATTTGCTGCCAAATCTTGCAACGACACAATCATAAATTGCACTGCATTATCAGATTTATATTTATTGGCGTTACCCACTTGTTCGGGGGTAAAAATAAAAATAGTGTATATATTCTTGCATTTCGAATTTAATAAATTGAGACCATTATTATCGGTGAGTCTTAAATCTCTTCTAAAAATAAATAATCCGTTTTCAAATTTTGTAGCCATATTTTAGATTTACTTATATTCTATTTATACTATATTTTGGCAATTATAGTATAATTATAGTATAACAAAAATGATTCAAGATTTACTAAATCCTGTCTACGATAATGAATATGATATCGAATATGATAAAATATATGATGACAAGACCAAAATAATAGGTAAAAATAATATGCGTTATACCAGTAGGGTAACAAATGAAAATACCGAAAACGAAAATACCGAAAACGGAATATGTCACTGTGTTTATGGGTTTTACCAACATTCTAGGAAATTTTTTATATTATTATTTTGCATGATTGCTGTTCTCGGCGGTATTCTATTTTTGATTTCTCGTCTATAGACCAATATAATTTTGATTTTTGCTTATATTTTGCTCCATATATACTTTTACAAAAAGTATATCAAAAGTGGTTTCAGTCGCTTCGGACCTTTCTTAAAGGTGGATGGCTTACCAATTCGTTACTTGTTTCAAGCCTGACCAAAAACTTTGTTGGTTTTGGTTTGCTTTTTCAGATTGCTGTGCATAGTAAAACGCCAGCGCAGCGGATTCCTCGTCCTTGTTCTTATTTTCCCGATATAATTGTCGCATCGCCTCTTCCTTGCTAAGAGGCGTTGTATTTACTGTTTCGCGATGGCGCTTATATTCATCGACATTTTTAAATTGTTTTGTTTTCCTGTAATCTTCTTCCGTTACAGGAATAACCGACTCCACATATGCTTGGCGTAAATCAGTAAACCCCATCCCTTCATTACTAAATAATGTCCCGGAGGTAAAATTGCTCTCGTACATCATTAAAGAAGACCCGCCAAAAGCGGAAGAATAACTGTCGCCTACACCGGTATATGTAGTAAGTGTTTGTACTTCCTTTTTCCTTTTTTCAATTTCAGCCGCCATATTAGATTTGGTTACGTTTGGCGTATAAACAATATCTTCGTCGGATTTTAACCAGGACCCATAGCCGGTTTCATTTGGGTCGTCTAATTTGTGTTTATCAAATTGCTCGTTAAACCATTTATTGAAATTCTTGGGCTCTTTCAGGTCTTTTTTGGTGTCAAAAACTTTGTCCAATACATCGCGATTACTTTCGTCGTAATACTCATTTGTATCATTTGATTTTTTACTATTTGTTTTATTTTGGAAATCATAAATTTCCTTTAATTTTTTATAAGCGCTCGAAAAGAAGAGAAAATATTTGGGTTCTAATTGAGATTTATCGGGGTGTGTTTTAAGTACAACCTTTTTACATTCTTTCATAATATCTTCGGTAAGGGTCATACTTTTTAGACCAAACAAACTGAACAAATCGTTTCGCGAATAGTTTGCTATATTTAAATCGATACGGTCGTATGCGGTTTTATCATAAACGATTTGTTCGGGCGCTCTCTCTTCATTAAATGGATTCACGCCAGCAAATGGGTCGACATTGTATCCATTTCCTGCCTCTTTAATTTTAATTCCTCCTTTATGACAACTCGTCATTGTGATATTACTTGTTTTATTTGTATTTTTATTAGAAACAGCTTGATTATAATTATTTTGTCTTGGCTTCATAGATTTATTTGTTATTTTATTATTTAGTCACAATTTTAATATTTAATTTTTAAAATATATTAATTTCGTTGACCATTTTATTTCCATAATATTTCCATATATTTCCATATATTTCCATAGATTTCCATTATCAAATACTATCTTATCTATACATTATATATGGCGGCATTACGAGCTGATTTAATATTTTCATATTGGATATATGCGTGGTATTTATTATATGCATTTAAGTTTACCAGCTATTCGCCAAAATTGGCGCTTATATTAGCATTTATTTTTTATATTATTATGCTGGGGTTAATGTTTTTATTTGGAACGAGTAGACGTACCATTTTTTATTTTATCATTATTAACATGTTCATTAAAGTTGCGCCACTTTATTATTTGCGCGCCGAAAAAATTACAATGACGGATATTTATTTCACGGGCGGACTATTTATAGTCTTTGTATTATGGTTACACCTGAATAGTCAAAACTTAGTAGGTAATATGAAATTGGTCTACGATTCTTTATTGTATGGAAAAGACGAGACACCTTTTATGGCTTTGTTAAAAAAAATAAAACAAAATTATAGGCATTTTGAAATAGTATAAAAACAAAACTATACTATTCATTATACATAATTATGAAGTCTTTATTTTTGTTTGATGTTGATGGTACCATCGCAGAATCGGGACAAAAAATAGATAATAACATATCTATATTAATAAACAAACTAAAAGATGCTGGAAATGAAATAGGTATTGTTGGTGGAGGTAAAATAGAAAAAATATTAGAACAAATTGATAATAAATGTGTGTTTAACCACTATTTTTCAGAATGTGGTTGTGTATATTATAAGTCAATGAATAATGATTTCATTGAAATATATAAAAAAAATATTAGAAAACATATTACGTACGATAAAATAAACATATTGGTTAAATTGTCTTTGAAATTTTTATCAGAGGTTGATTATACAATAACAGGTAATTTTATTGATTTGAGAAATGGAATTATATACATATCACTAATAGGATTAGTAGCAACCCAAGAAGAACGTTCTATTTTTATGGAACTAGATAAAAAATGTAATTATAGAAAAAAATTGTTGAATATTTTGATTGAAAAGACAGTTGAATTAAATATTCATAATAGTGTTGACATTGTTGAAGGTGGTAGCGTTGGAATAGCAATATATCCTAAAGAATATGATAAAATACAAGTATTATCTTCTTTTCCAAAAGAAATATATAAAAAAATATATTATTTTGGAGATAAATATGAAATAAATGGAAATGATTATAAAATTATACATAACGAAAGAGTTATAGGAATGAAGGTTAAAACGCTTCAAAATACAATAGAAATATTGAATAACATATTAGATTAAATTGCATAAATAAGAATATAAACAGATATGTATTATTTTATAAATGGTGTCTATTTGTTTGATATATAGCTTTTCCCTATTTTGTCTTTTATTTGAATATTCGACACATGCG